CATCACCACCGTATGCGGTGGATTCCACTGCGGCACCGTTGACGTCGCGCTGGTAAGCGGAGCCAGTGGAGCTCGTGGGGGTGTTGCCCGTGTTGAAGCCGGTGAGAGCGGGGCCGGAGAAACCGCTGGACTTGGGGGCGAACAGCAGGAAAAGAATGACTACAGCCAGGAGCAGAATTGCCAGTCCCTTGCGATCCATATTATTATAAGATGCCGATAATTTTTTTGGGCTGGAGGAGGAAGGTCAAGTCCGAAGGACGGGTCTAGTCCAAATAGTCGGCCGGGTCATCCTCCTCCTGCTCGGCCGGCTCGTCCGAGAAAAGATACTCCTTGGGGAGCTCGGGGGTCTTGGGCGGCGCCCGGACGCGCACCTGGAGAATACGCCAGATGGGACCGAACGACTTTTTCAGGAACCACAGACCAGACAGCTCGAGCACCACATCACACGACGTCTCGGGCTGGATATCCTGAAGCTCAACTGGATTCTTGCGAGTGTCGAATGCAAGGGTCACCACCTGACCCTTCACTGTGGTGAGGGACGCGCCGAGCACGCCGTCCGTCACGCTCTCCTGCCATGCGTTCTGGATGGTCTCGTCGCTCAGCTCCTTGCCGAACCACTCCTGCTTGGACAACTTGGCCTGGGCCAATATCTGCTCATCAATTTCGGAGAAAATTTTGGAATCAGTCTTGAAATTCACCGACTTGGTCGCCAGTGAGTCCTGTAGAATCATACCATTGACCTGATGGCGAGCACCAGAAATCTTCAGAAAGTAGCGGCCATCTGGAAGCTTCTGGGGTGTTGCGTACTCCATTATACCATAAACTAATTTCTTCTTTAACACTAGATGACGACGTGTAGTTCAGACATGATCACGAAAGGGTGCCAGTGTCTGGCCAACCCAATCGACCCTGGGTCCCAGGTGTGTGCTTATATAAACCGTCAGAACGGCTTGGTGTCCCCATGTGATGCTGGATGTTGTGTTCCAAAGTGCACCATCAACCGCGACCTCCCTGACATTCTTCAATTTAAAAATGAATTTCGTGCGTCAACCGGAACGGCTCTTCCTCCTGGGTTCGGGATCAACCTCGCAACGAGTGACGAGCCGACCAGGAACAAGGAGGAGACGGAATACATGGCACCGGACGTGCGGTACCAGGCGGTATGGGAGCGAATGATAATCCCGCTTTTGATGTTGGTTATTGTGTTTTTGGCCATCGCCTCCCTGGCTTAAAGGTGACCCTCGTGTATAGAGTAGAAATGGCCACCACTACCCCAGTTACCCTCGAGTTGCTTGCCAAGGAGCTGAAGGCGCTGCGTAAGGATGTGCGCAAGATCCGTCAGCACTTTGAGGACCCCACCGGTGAGAAGCAGGCTGCTCGTTCCCAGAACAACGGCTTCAACAAGCCCCTGAACGTGACCGACAAGCTGCGCACCTTCCTGGGTCTGGCGGCTGATGAGAAGATCTCTCGCTCCCAGGTTACCGCCCGTATCAACACCTACGTGACCGAGAAGGGCCTGAAGGCGGGTCAGAACATCTCCCTGGATGCGACCCTACAGGACCTGCTGCAGCCACCAGCGGGCACCCAGGTGACCTTCCTGAACATCCAGAAGTTCATTAACCCTCACTACATCAAGGAGGTGACGGAGAAGAAGCCCCGTGAGAAGAAGCCAGTGGCGGAGCCAGTAGAGGATGCGGCCCCAAAGGAGAAGAAGGTTCGCCCAAAGGTTGCCAAGGCTCCAGCTTCTTAGGTTGTCCGATCGCGTGAGGGGCTTAAAAGTATGAGTGTAATGTAATACAAAACAAAATGGAGGAGACGACAAAAACCTCCCCACCAGAGCTTTCACGTGAAGACCTGAATGCCCTTGTTGGGACTAAAATTAAGGATCTAAATTTGTATCGTCGAGCTTTCACGCACAAGTCAGCCCTGAAGCGTTATTCCGGTCTGACTGGTTCGTACGAAACTCTTGAATTCATGGGGGACTCTGTACTAGGATTTGTAATTACCAAACATCTTTTTGATCAATACGAAAAACATCAGGAGGGGTTCTTGACCAAGGCGCGTACCAAGATGGTCCGGGGCAAGACTTTGTGCGAACTTTCAAAGATTCTAGGCCTTGAAAAGTTGATCCTCATGGATGAGAAGGGGGAGCGCAACGGATGGAACACCAATGAGCATATCATGGAGGACGTCTTCGAGGCTCTCGTGGGAGCCATCTATTTGGATCTTGGAATGGTTCACGCCAAGAAATTTGTTCTAGATTCGTTCACCAAGGTGGAAACTTCACTCGTGGATGACAACTACAAGGACCAGTTGATGCGTTGGTGCCAGGCCCTCAAGTACCCCCTGCCCGAGTACCGAGTGGATGGCCAAGCGAATGGGCAGTTTTTCATAACGGTCATAGTGGACGGTATGGACTGTGGGGCGGGTTTCGCACTTACAAAGAAACAGGCGGAACAGAACGCCGCCGAAATTGTACTTAAGACGGATCCTCGATTCAAGAGTAAGAATGGAGGGCCCCCAAAACGGGAAGGACGTAGTGGCGATAGCCAAGCGGCTTCTTGCGGCTGAATATGCCGAACAAAGATCTGATGAATGGTTAGCGCTCCGTGAGCAAATGATCACGGCAAGTGACGTAGCAAGTGCAATAGGTGAGAGTCGCTACGAGTCTCCAGATGCGTTTGTGAAAAAGAAGGTTCTGAGCCTCAAATGGGCCGGAAACGCCGCGACGGCGCACGGCACCGCACTCGAGCCTCTGGTCCGTGATCTTTATGACCAGCGAACCGGGCGCAAGTCCCATGAGATTGGCCTAGTACAGCATCGTGATTACCCGTGGCTCGGGGCGTCACCTGATGGCGTCACGGAAGATGGGCTCCTTATCGAGATAAAGTGCCCATTGACGCGCAAAATCGAGGCAAAGGTGCCCAAGCACTACTTACCCCAAGTGCAACTTCAGCTTGAGATTACAGACCTGGAGGAGTGTGATTTTATACAGTACCGGCCGGCCCAGATCGAGGACGGAATTCCTCGATCCCCGGAAGAGTATGTGGTCGTCCGCGTCAAACGCGACCGGGACTGGTTCGCCAAAAACCTTCCTGCCATGAAGGCTGCGTGGGACCGCATAGTCAAAGGACGGGAACATGGCCTGTGTGAGCTGGTTGATGAACCGCCCATTCAGTTTAAGAATGAATTTGCATGTGAAATAGAAGATGACGTGTAGTCACAAGAACAGGTTCCTCAAGTGTCGTGAGTGTACGGGAAACTTTTGCGCCAGGTGCATTCAGCTCGAGGTTCATATGTGTCCCAAGCTGGATGAACGGTCTAAAATTGAAAAAGAGAATTTATCAAAGAAATTGGTCAAAGTGGTGGCCCCGAAGGTTTCTACTTTTTGATGCGCGAAAACAGATACACGACCAATGCAATAAGCGCGAGCCAAATGAGCAAGTTCTGCCCTCCAGTGAATCCCGCCGTCCACGTGTCGTCGCTGGCGCGATGGCCACCCATCCAGCTCCATGGCTGCCCTGGGCGCATCCAAGACACTGTACCGTCTGGAAACTCGTTCTTGCGTGCTGGGAAACCACGGAACGGCGCAGGGCTTGAATCGGCCGTCTTTAAGTACATGGGGCCCGACAGATTCATGTTGGCGTCATTGGCACCTGCAAGGGAATCGGTGTAAACAGTTGGCTCCTCGCTAATCTCCGTCGTGTAGGAGCCGTCAATAGCAATCGTGCTCGGGAACCCGTCGGAATAAACACCGAAGGTTCCGGACCACGTATATGGGTTGAAGCGATTGATGGCCAGGTCATCACATGCCATAGCGGCCGTAGCCATATTAACATACGCTTACATTATTTTTAGTTCCCGTCGAGTAAATCTTCGTCTGGACCTTCTGTCTATGAAGCTCCCACATGGTGTCCATGTCAACATTCAACATGTGTGCCAACTGGAAGAGGTAACTGAACACGTCACCCATTTCCATCATGACGTCAGTCCCTCGATCCTTTTTTAGACCCGTTTTCTTGTATATCCTTTGGTTCTGGCGGATACTGGACGCCAACTCACCCATCTCTTCGTTCAGGAGCATCCATACGATACTTACTGGGGCTTTGTCCCATCCCTTCAATTTACACATCTCGGCAGTTTCATCGCGAAACTTATTCATTATGAATAGAACACACGACTTCTCTAAGCTTTGTTGATGAAGCGACGCAGTTTGAACACGAACAGAAGAGCCACCAGGAGCAGTGTGAGCTCGGCACCCATCTTCCAGTTTTCCACCTTGCGTTCGTCGCCCGTCTTGGTACGGGCCCAAGGATCGACGACTGCATTACTGAAGAGGCGGATGGCCCGGTCTATGGCGAAGAAAATGAAAAAACCGACAAGGATATCATCCAGAGCTCTCATTTAGAATGCAATCTTGCTGTTGTATGGCATTTTATTTCCGTACGTGCTCGTGCTAACTGGTGCTGCAAGTGGAACCGGATTCGATGAAATGTCACGCAGGTACACGAGCTGCTGGAGGACTCCTGTCGAAACAGTCACCGTCGCCTCCTTTGCGACTTGGACATTCATGGCCGCCACCTGACCACGCACGTCACTGTAAGGGTCCCGGGCCATGTTTGTGTAGACGCGCTTCATGAGCGCCTGTAGGTCGGCGTCGTTCTGACGCTCGATTTTCACACCGGTTTTGGCCTGGACAGAATCTATGATTGCGTTGTGAATCTGCTCGCGGTTGAATTCGGAGAAGAATGCATCCGTGAGGGGTGTGGGGAGCAGACGGGTGCTCATTTGATTTATACAGGGATAAAAAAAGCCGACGCTTATTACACAATGAAGGTCGTCAAGAGGTCGGGGGATGTGGTCGAAATGCTCTTCGACAAGGTGACCAAACGAATTTCAAAACTAAATCAGGCTCCGGAGTTCGAGCCCCTGGACGTCCAGCCGGACAAGGTGGCCCAGAAGGTTTTCCAGAGCATGTACGACGGCATTTCCACCTCAGAAATTGATAACCTGACGGCCGAGGTGGCCGTAGCCATGATCACAGAGCACCCAGACTACGAGACCCTCGCGATGCGCGTGACCGTGTCGAATCTTCAGAAGAATTGTCCCAAAACTTTTAGCGATGCCATGGTCGCTCTACACGTCAAGGGTGTGGTGTCTGACGAGTTTATGAAATGCGTAGCCCTAGAACTTGACGCCGTGATCCAATCAAATCGCGATTACGATTTTGGGTACTTTGGTATCAAGACGCTCCAGAAGGGCTACCTGAACGCGGGTGAGACGCCCCAGTACCTCTTCATGCGCGTCGCGGTCGGCATCCACGGCGACGACCTCTCACGAGTCAAAGAGACCTATAACCACATGTCTCTTAAGCGCTTTACACACGCCACGCCAACCCTCTTCAATGCCGGTACAAACCATCCACAGCTGTCGAGCTGCTTCCTGGTGGCCATGAAGGATGACAGCATCGAGGGCATCTATGAGACGCTCAAGGAGTGTGCCCATATTTCCAAGTGGTCGGGCGGCATCGGCATCCACTGCTCGAACATCCGTGCGAACGGAACGCCAATCAAGGGCACGAACGGCGTCGCTGATGGTATCGTGCCGATGCTCCGCGTCTTCAACAATACCGCCCGGTACGTTAATCAGGGAGGCGGGAAGCGCAAGGGATCTTTCGCCATCTACCTGGAGCCGTGGCACGCAGACGTCATGGAGTTCCTGGAGCTGCGCCTCAACCAGGGTGATGAGGAGATGCGGTGCCGCGACCTCTTCACGGCCATGTGGATCCCCGATCTTTTCATGGAAAAGGTGGAGAAGGACGAGGACTGGCACCTCATGTGCCCTCATGAGTGCCCTGGGCTACCTGATGTACACGGCGAAGAGTTCAATGAGTTGTACCGGACTTACGTGGCTCAAGGCCGGTACAAGAAGGCGGTCAAGGCTCGGCATGTATGGGACGCGATTCTGAAGAGCCAGGTGGAGACTGGGACGCCATATATGTGCTATAAGGATGCTGTTAACGCCAAGTCGAACCAGAAAAATATCGGGACGATCAAGTCCTCCAATTTATGCACGGAAATCATGGAGGTCTCGGGACCTGAAGAGACGGCCGTGTGTAATTTGGCGTCCATTTGCCTTCCGTCGTTCGTAAAGACGGCTTCGTACGGAAATTCAGATGGGTCTTCAGGGACCAACACCTACTTTGACTTTGGGGAGCTTCACGACGTGACGCGTGTCGTCACTCGAAACCTGAACCGGGTCATCGACAAGAACTTCTACCCTACAGAGGCGGCCCGGCGTTCAAACCTGCGCCACCGCCCCATCGGTATTGGGGTTCAGGGAATGGCTGACGTTTTTCAAATGCTTGGGTTGGCGTTTGACGAGCCCAAGGCGCGTAAACTCAACACCGGCATCTTCGAGGCCATCTACCACGCGGCTCTGACCGAGTCGTGTGAACTGGCCAAAGAGGAAGGTCCCTATGAAACCTTCAAGGGGTCTCCAGCCTCCGAGGGTATTCTTCAACATGATATGTGGGGGAAAGAAAAAAGTGAATTTTGGAATGAAATTAGGGAACAGATCAAGACCCATGGGCTCCGCAACTCCCTGTTGGTGGCCCCCATGCCCACGGCGTCGACTGCTCAGATCATGGGGAACAACGAGGCTTTCGAGCCGTACACGACCAACATCTACCTGCGCCGGACCCTAGCTGGTGAGTTTGTGATGATCAACAAGCACCTAGTACGCGAGTTGATGTCTCTCGGAAAGTGGACTCCAGAAATCAAGACGGAGATTGTGAGAGCCGGTGGGTCTGTGAAGAACCTGGATATTCCAGACAAACTCAAGGAGGTTTACAGGACCATATGGGAGATTCCGCAAAAGTCCATAATCGACATGGCGGCGGACCGTGGTGCGTACATCGACCAGTCGCAGTCGCTCAACATTTTCATGGAGAACCCGACCATGGCGAAGTTGAGCTCTATGCACATGTACGGATGGCGCAAGGGGCTCAAAACAGGGAGCTACTACATTAGAACACGGGCAAAGGTCCGTGCGCAGCAGGTTACGGTTCCGGTCGCGCAAAAACCTACAGAGGAGCAGAAACTCGCGTGTTCCCTGGCCAACCCAGAGAGTTGTGAGATGTGTTCAGGTTAATTTCTAAACAAAATTAAAAATGAAAAACTGTCGCCGGTCAGGACCGAAGAACAAAAAGTGCGTGAGAAAGTCGAACAAAAAGGTGTTTAAATTACCTCGTAAATTCAGCAAACTTCGGTGTCTGTTGGGACCTATAAAGGGTTTCACAATGCGTTCAAGTTGTGCAGCTTATAAATAAATAAAAGAATCAAATTTATATAAAGAATGGATCCAAAAATCTGGAGGAATTTACCTACAGAATTGATTCGAAAAATAATTGAATGGTCAAATCCTTCGATCGATGTTCAATTATGTTTCAAAATTCCTCCGAAGAAAATTGATGAAGCAAAAGCTTGGAGGCTTTGGTGGCTCCTCAAGTCCCATGACGGGCTCATTTATAATTTAGAAACAAAATCTCTTTACAATTTTCGTGTACATGGATCTCATATCATTAGGAGACCTATAGAATTAAACTATCATACGGCCGGTCTATGGGTCTTTAATGATACAGAGGATAAGCATATTGTCGAGATAATTTCACCAAACGGTACTTTCCAATCATATATTAGTCGGGATCCTTGGGCTACTGACCTGCGGGTTTTGCTCAAGGGATCGGGTCTGTCCCGGGCTATTAATATGGCAACTCCCCTAACTTTCTGATGATGGCGAAAATCTTGGTTTCCAGATTATTGCGCTGACGCTCAAGCTCCGTTTTTTGCGCCATGAGGTTGGCCTTCGTTTGCGAGAGTTTGTTGTGCGCCAACATTTTGCGCACGTTCGAGGTGTTACGCTTCTTGCCTGAACGTTTAGGCGCAGCCGCACGCGCGACGGATGTAGGGGCAGCGCGCCGAGGAGACGGCGAACTACGGCGTGGAGGGGAGGCGTTGCCGTTCGAATACTTGGCCATAACCGCATTGATGGCTGCAGCGTTCCCTGATTTCTTGGCAGCTGAAAGGTTTTTGAAAAATTCACCCTCTTTAGCGCGGCGCTTTGCATTCTCGTTTTTAACCTTTATAATCCATGCGCTGTAGGCTTTGTTGAAGTTGGCCACGACCTGGCGCTCGTTGGCCGAGCCTTCGGGAGCCTTGGCGAATTTTTCACGGTAATTTTTAATTGTATTTGCAAAGTTGGCGGTGTTTCTGACGAATGAAGGACGCCATGAGAAATTAGTAGATGGTCTACGGAGGTAAAACTCGTACGTCATCTTACTTAAAAAAACTAAACATTTTATTTTATAATGGTACTGTGGGTAGGCCTTAATAAAGACGGGATAGATGTAGTGGCCGGTATGAAGGACAAAAGCAAGTACCTCTATGAGGGCAAACCTCTACGCTTCCAGATTCCACGGGGCGTGTGTACGTGGGGTGTTTCACAGTACAAGAGTTTTAACATAGAAATTAGTAACCCGGAATTTATAGAGTGGTGGACAGAGCTCGAGAGGCGGCTTTGCCCCCAAGAGCCTTTCAAGTCCAACCTATCTGGAAACTCTTTGAGAATTAAGGTTGATGAGGCTACTTATATTTTCGATGAAAATTCAAAACAGGTCACACCCGATGTGAAAGAGGGTCTCTTCCGTGGGCAAGAACTGAGTTGTATAATTGATATTGAATCAAATTACTTTTTCAATAATGTATGGGGGCTGACTATCCGCGCTTCGCAGATCCGATTTTACGGGACCGAGCAACCGACCCTGACGCTGGCCGCCGCCGATGTGCCCGTTTTGGCGAAAGGGATTTGCGCATTCTTGGACTCTTGAGAATCTTATTCATCAGCGCTATACTGGCTGTGACGCGAAGCCCCCTGAGGCCGTCGTTCATTTATATTAATCAAGGAATTCTTATTGCTAGAACTATACCCATAAGGGCGCATACTATACATATGGGTCCCATGATGACCATACCTAACAGAAACTTGTTATTGGTCTTGCGAATTTCGGAGCTGTCGGCAAATGGCTTGTTGTTGTCATAGCACTCCTTGGCGATGGCGCCGTTGGCGGTGATGAGCGCCCCCGCTGAAAGCAGATAGCACGCCATGAGAATCATTTTGATTTTGGTGCTCATCTTGAACTATAATCTACTTGTAATAAATTTCGCGCGCCTTGGCCAGCAGAGGGCCCTGAACCAGCGCAAAGCCCTTGATGCCCAGTTCCTTCTTGGCCTTTGCGACCGCCTTTATCCATGGGTTAGTCTTCTCGTCCTTGGACTTGGCCTTGCTGACGATCTCACCCTTGACCATCTTCAAGTCCTTCTTCTTGAGGCCGCCTGCGGTCTCGGTGGCGTTGCCGTGGTAAACCTGAGCACGGGAGCCGATCGTCATTTAGTAGTACTCTGTATTTTTTTTTCCACCTTCTTTTTGGGGAATATTGGATTGTGGGTATTGGTCCATGGATTCCATGGCTTGCGAATAAGCGCCGCGAGTTTCTGCTGTATGAGCGTTTTTGGGCTGGGACGCGCCTGACCGGCTCGACGGGTAACGATTGACAGCCATGCCCAAAACTCCACCTCGTGAAGGTGATTGGCATTGGTGTTGGCGTGACTGGCAATGTCGCCAATTCTTATATCCAATACACGCTCCGCAAGTTTATGAACCTGTGTTTTCGTCACTCCAAGCTGCTCGAATTCCGCGCGGAGTCGGATTCTATCACCAGGGGCGATATTCACATAATTGGGCGTGGAGTTAAAGAACCATATAATCTTATTGCGCACATTATTGGCTCGGACAATAGGGGACGCTGGCCGGCGGATAAAGATGCCCACGTGTGCGGGACCTTTCATTGTACGGGGGGCGGGTCGGATTGAGTACAGTGACATCTATCATTACACTGCGAAAATCTTGCGGAGCGTGTGAATAGTGATCCTAGTCCGAGTCACGTTGGGCACCTGCGTCTCGAGCCGCGGGTCGTTGAGCACCTCCGCGCACACCTTGGCCTTTCCCTCCTGCAAGTGCATGATGCTCTGCTCCACGCTCGGCAGCGGCTCGGCCCCGTCCTCACCCATGTAGATGAGGCGGCGCACCACCACCTTCTGCGTCTGCCCGGTGCGATGCGCGCGGCCAATGGCCTGCAGCTCCGTCGCGGGGTTCCAGGCGGGGCACGTGATGTACACACGCGTCGCCTCCTGCAGGTTGAGGCCCACACCGCCCGCCTTGATCTGGATGATGAAGACTGAATTCACCGGCCCCTTTTTGAAGCCCTGAATTCGCTCATCGCGCTGCTCCTTGGTGACCGAGCCGTCTATCCGGAACGTGGGGAGCTCAGCCTCCGTCAGCAGCTCCTGGATGCGGTCCATCTCACCCATAAACTGGGTGAAAATGAGGGCCTTTTCTTTGGGGTGCGACTTGATGTTCTGCATAAGCACCTCCATCTTGCGGGAGCGCCCAAGCCACGGCTCGGGGTCGCTCTCCTCCTTGAGGGCGATGCCGTCCAGGTAGAGCTGAGGCCACGTCATCACCTGACGCGTGCGCAGGAGGCACTCCAGAAGCTCCATCTGGTGCAGGTTCTGCGTACCTGCGGCAAATACGTGCCGTACGATATTCTGGCCCTTGTGGAACACGTCACTGTACAGGTCACGCTCCTCTGGGTACATCTCTAGCTCGAGGTTCTGGAAGTCAAGCGGCGGCAGCTCGAGCCGTGCGTTGTGCCGAGCCACGTCTTCCTTCGTACGACGCAGTACGAATTTCTCCCGAATCTTATCCGTGTAACCCTGAACCACCTCTCGCGGCAGCCCCACGAAGGCGCACAAGGCCACAAAATCTTTGACTGAATTGAAGACCGGAGTTCCAGTCACGATCCAGCGGATAGGCGCCTGTAGAGCGCGGCACGCGATGTGACTCTTGCTCTTGCGGTTGCGAATCTCGTGGCCCTCATCGAGGATCACGCGGTCCCAAGGGACGTGGAGGAGCTCAGTAGGGGGCGCCCCCTTGCGCTGCGGTAGTACAGAGTAGGGCGCCACCACAATGGAGGGGAGCACCTGGGGCAACTTGCGCTTGGCCCCGTCAAATGCGTACACACTCAGGCTTGGCGCGAAGCGGGCCACCTCGGCGCACCACTGGCCCACGATAGACTTGGGCACTATGATAAGTGTATGAGGCTTGGGGTTCACGAGCATAGTCGCAATAAGCTGTACCGTCTTGCCTAGGCCCATCTCATCGCACAAAAAGCCGCCAGGGTGCGTCTGGTCGAGCTCACGCGCCACGAGCCACTTGAGGCCGTCGTGCTGGTAAGGGGAAATGAGGCGGGTCTTGAGCTGGGACATTTTGAGCATGACCCCGTAGTCCCATTCCAAGCCCTGGGCTAGTCAGGACACGAATTTTTTGTCTAGGGCCCTAGTAGGTATGAGTAACGCGGCTAGGGCCAAACTCGTACAGGAGATACTGGCCCTATTTACGGGTGCGGTACCCGTGCCTAATGCTAGACAGAAATTAGCCGGACTTGCGTCCAAGAAAAACCTGGCACCTGCCGTTTCAAACGCCATTTCAGGGGCGCCACCTGAAATTGGCTCCAAAATTGTCGCCGCGCTAGATGCCGACACTTTGACCGAGGTGATAATATCTTTCATAACTTTGAAACCAAATAGCGTCAACAAAATTACAGCCGTCACAAATCCTGATGCCCTAGCGGATGCTATTTTATCTCTTATTCGGTCGTCACTTAATTCTGGAAAGAATTTGAAAAAGGTCCTGAAGCCTGTAGTGACTCAGCAAATTGCCACGTCACTTGGTGAGACACCCAAGTCTAATGTGGCCAAACTAATTTTAAAATTAATTAAGAATTCCATGACGGTGAACAAGGCTCTGACCAAGCCGGTCGCCGAGGAGGCCGTGAAGATTGCCGGCGCTCCCAATTCTAATTCTATTTTGAAAATAATTCTCAATTCTCTCTCGAAAAATGAAACACCTGCCAAGGCGGCAGAAATCAAGGCTAAGATTTCTCAAGCTCCTAAATCTAATAACAAAAATACAGCCAACCTCATTTTCAAGGTGATCATGAATCTTTTCAAAACTAATGGTAAGATGCCAGAGGGTCCGGCGCCACCACCCAACTTTTTCGAGGCGAGCACCTTCCGTCAGTCTAACCGTCCCAAGAACGGACGCAAGTGGTATTTCGGAACCATAAACGGAGTGGGAACAGGGTGGCACTTGAACACGGGAGCCACGTCCGGTCCTGGTCCTGCCCCACCCCCTGGCCCGATGTTCGGCCCGGGTGGCCGTCCCAACTTTTCCAAGTGGGACTTGAGCGCTCTCTTCAAGTGGAGACGTGAGAATCCCGGCAACACGACCAATGTGAATTCATCTATTTCAAAATTGATAAAGGAAACTCTGAACAAAATTCGTTACTCGTATTCCAGCAGTGAGCGTCTGTCGCGCCTCGTGGAGCTCCTGAAGCAGCTTCCACCAAACTACAGTGGCCGCCGTGAGATCGTGGCCGCCATCATCGCCATGATTCGCGAGATTACAAACCTCAATCGGTTTTCTAATTTTAATCGTAATTTGAGAGGAGTGAATAATCGTAATATCAAAAACGCCCTCGAAATTCAGCGCCGGCGGCTGCAGAAACGGAGAACCGAAGAGCGCCGCCCCGGTGAGGGCGACAACAACTACGAGCGCCGTCTGCGTCGCGCTGTGGCGCCTTCCCGTCGTCCAGGTGAATCGGAATCCAATTACAACAGCAGACGGCGCGAGGCCGAGAACGCAAATGCGCTCAAGAGAGCCATTACTCGCGCCGAGCCTCCACGCCCACGCAACAATGGAGGCGGCTCGGGTGGCGGCTACGGTCCAGGTGGCGGCTCCGGTGGCGGCTCCGGTGGCGGTTACGGGCCTGGCGCAGGAAACGGCGGCGCCCCTCCCCCTCTGCCTACACCACTGCGCACGGCCATCAACAACGTTGGTGGCGCCGGAAATGCGGTTCAGACCGTTGCACTCGTCCCCGGCGGAGCCCCAGAGGTGGCGAAGGCTGCCGAGGCTCTGAACGAGACGGGCGGCAACGTGCGCCTCGCGATCAACGTGAAGGGTGTGAGCCCAGCGGCCATCAAGGCGGTTCAGAACCTCGGTGGCGTTTCACAGACGGTCAAGATTCTGGAAGGTCTGAACACGATGGCGCAGACGCCCGAGACGCAGCGCCTTAAGGCGGCCAAGCGTCGTACCCGCCGTGCCAAGAAGTCGCCAATCCGCCTTGTGGAATTGAACCGTGTAATTGCAGCCGTGAAGAAACAGAAGTTGATTTCCCTGATGGCCCACAACGTCACGCGCACAAACAACATCCACCCCAATGACGAGAAGCTCAAGAAGTACTACCGCAAGGTCATGAAGTCTTATTTACTCAAAAAACCCTTCGCAAATATCGCCAAGCGGGCCGCAAAAAAACGTGTCCAGTGAGGGGCAGGGTTTTGAAAAAACCCTGAAAACCAACATGAAACATGGACTCCTTTCCGTACATTCAGAAACTCGCTGAGATTCGCCAGAAGCTCGTGGCCGATCCGAAACGGCCAGACCCGTCGTGGGTCCGGATCACGACGATCACGATGATTTCTAAATTTCTTCAGGAAATTGACCTCAAGAAATTTAAAGAGAAATTCGCAGAGATGGGGTCCGTGACTGTTCGGCGCAAGGGCTCCAAGTTCCGAGGCTTCGAGTGGAAAATGAAAGACACGGCGTTTTATAACCAGGTGACTATTGGTTATCAAGATGCTTATTCCCGCAAAAGTATCAAGATCTTCGGGAACGGCGCGATCCAGGTGGCGGGGTGCTCGGACCTGTTCGACTGTCGTCGTATCCTCAAGCAGCTGTCCTTTATTTTGGCCTCGGTTCTGGAGCTGGATGCGCCCCCACCGGTTGCCGACGCGGACGTCAAGATGATCAACACAAACTTCTCCCTCAATTCATCTGTAAATTTGAACAAGATTATCACCAAGTTTGCCAAGATTCCAGTATTCAAAGTGACCTTTGACCCAGACCGGTACAGCGCCGTCAAGGTCAAGTTCGTTCCGGGGCAGGGTATGAAGCAGGTGACGGCCAGCATCTTCAGCACGGGCAAGATTATCGTGACGGGTGCTCAGACCCTTGACGAGATTGCCCAAGCTTACAGAATTTTGAATGAAAATTTCGACTCGGGAATTTTCGTAAAGCCCGTCGCCACCCCAGAACTGTTCGGGACGGTGATGGGTGCCACGTTTGAGGAGTGGATCCGGGTTCTGACCAAATAAAATGTACAACTAAAGTAAATGTCTGAGCGCATTGGTATGGCCGATGGTCGCTGTATCACCTCGTTCGATTCCAACCGCATCATGAGCGACATGCTCATGTCCAAGGAGGGCATCGCCTTCCAGGACAACTACAAGTGGCGGGCGTTCCTCCAGTCCAAGGGTCCCGAGGCTCTGTCTCTCCCCCTCAAGAACGCAGCGTGCCGCAGCGGCGTACCAAAGGTTCTTGTGGAATCTGAATAAATTAATTGGGAATGTAAATGCCGAGTCCAGCCATAATAATAGGCGTTGTGGTGTGCTGCGTCGCAGTGATTTTAGCAGTTGTTCTTGGTGTGTATTTCTCAGGAGTTGGATGCCCGGATTTTGGTTCGGAATGCACCTCAAGCCCGGCTCCGGCTCCTGTTACAGCAAGTACCCCTCGCCAGACTCTTCTCGCGTCGGGTCAGGCGATTCAAGTGGCCGAAAAGACAATAAGTGTCGCAAGTCCACCGACCATTACGACGCAGCCTACCGGAATCACCGCAACCGGTTCATTCACGTTATCAACTGATATTAATATGGCGTCGTTGCCAGCAGCTGGATTGCTACGCGTAATCGGGCAGGGCGTTCACCCAGGTAACCCAGGCCTGTGGCTTTTCCCCACAGGCGCCGATGGTACTACATGGCTTAGAATGCATGTTGGGAATTCCGCCCTCGACCTTGTGACCGGTACGGCGCCTCCCGTGTATAATACTTATTATAACATAACGGCCGTTTATGATGCTCCTACACACACCGCCACTCTATATTACAATGGAGTATCGAAAAGTTCTAGTACATCTATTGTTCCTGCTGGCTATGTCCCCCCCCACTCCTAC